CAGTTGGTTGGTTTCGCCGGGAGAACAAGAGCAATATTTCAAAGGATGCACGCTGATTGAAAGCATGGGTCGAATGCTGGTTCCTTCTGGGCGGTTATTTGATACCACCAAATTCAATGCGTCGTTTGGTGGTTTTGAATTTGTCATCAGCATGGACGGTAAAACTACCGATGAACCTTGGAAAGCGGCAACGCGGGGCCGGATATTCAATGTAGTTCGCGCTGACCATTTAAGGTTTTTACCAGCGCATGAACCGGGTGAAATCATTTTAGATGAGTTCAGGCGGAGGGGCGTGAACACATACAAACCAGCAATCATAAATATGCGCGAGGGTGACCCGGCACGGTTTATTGGTCACTTGAGGACTATTTTACCAGATGAACGCGACGTTAAAATTTTACTTTCGTTTCTGGCGCATTGCGTCCAAAAACCCGGCGTGAAAGTCCCTTGGGCACCGCTCATTCAGTCGGTTCCGGGCGCTGGCAAAGGGGTCGTTAAACTGTGTATGACCCATGCGCTTGGGTCGGTTTATATTCACTCGCCAAATGCTAAAGAATTGACCGATGGGGGTGGAAAATTCAACGCATGGATGCGCTCAAAACTTTTGATCATTTGTGACGAAATTCGGGTTGGTGAAAAGCGCGACATGCTCGAAGTGCTTAAACCGATGATTTCTGAAGAAAGAATTGAAATTCAAGGAAAAGGCGCGGATCAGGAACAAGAGGACAACCCAGCGAACTGGATATTTTTTACCAACTACAAAGATGCGATTCCAATTGATCGCAACGAAAGACGCTATTCAATTATTTATTCAACTATGCAGTCAGTTGATGATTTAATTCGAGCCGGGTTGGATGGTCACTATTTCAGTTCGCTTTACGACTGGATTAAATTTGAGGGTGGTAAAGAGATTGTTGCGCATTTTCTGAACAATTACACAATTGAACCGGAATTTGACCCAAGCGGAACAGCACAACGAGCACCGATGACCAGTTCGTGGGCCGAAGCGCTTGTTCAATCACGTGGACGGGTTGAACAAATCATAGCTGAAGCTGTTGATTCAGGTGAATCAGGGTTCAGAAACGGTTGGATTTCATCGGTCAAGGTCAACCGTTTAATGAAAGATGAACACATTCGAATTGGAACACATGCGCTGAAGCGCGCATACATAAACCTAGGTTACAGTCCAATAGGCCGCGCTCAGCGCGCGTTTTTACAAGAAGAAACCAAACAACCGCATTTGTGGTCTAAAAATCCCAACGCAAACATTGAAGATTACCCAAAGGATCAAGGCTATGAAGTCTAATAAAAAACTTCGCAAGCATGTGAAGAAATCAACAGGACACACAGGGATTGTTTGGGGTGAAAGAGGGTGGCAACCGTTGTTTTACGGGTTTTGTCCAAATAAAAAATCATGGGACAAACACATGAAGTTTTTAGGGCTTGAAAACGAACCGTATCCTGAAACCAACGGTCACATGATCGAATTGTCAGAAGATAAAAAAACTGTGTGTATCGCAACCGTTGGAGATGTCGGGTCGCGTTCACGGGCTGAAATTATCGGGGTGATTGTGCATGAAGCCGTTCACGTCTGGCAGTCGGTTCAAGAACATATTGGTGAAACTTCGCCAGGTCGCGAAATGGAAGCATGTGCAATCCAAGCAATTACTCAGCACTTGATTGAAGCGTTTGAAGTAACAAGAGGGTTTCCGAAATGACTAACAAAAAAATTACAAATACAATTGAACTAACTGCTTGCGCTAAAAATCCCCGGACCCGTCCGCGATTTAATGCGGTTCAAATCAAAATTATTGAAATGATGGTGTTCGCTTATGACAATCAATCCGGTGTTTTTATGGTCGATTTGATCGCTTGTATTTTTGGCGAAGGCAATCCGGCATTTCGGATGGTTAAAAGGCGGGTCTTGATGAAACAAATTGAATTGATGAACGCGCGGAAAGAAGGTTGGTCTATTGGTCACTATCGCGGGTCAACTCAATTGTTTTTGAATTTCTCGAAAGGGTGATTGTTGACATGATTGTTTGAATGTGTTTTTATATTCTTGTTGAAACATAAACAGGAATCGAAACAATGACCGTAAACAGAATTAAAATGATGGTGTTGGTCGTCGCCTCGACTTTATCTTCTCTATGGTTGTTGTGGGTTTTAATGCTCATCGCATGGGCGGTGTGACATGAAATCACCAGTCATTGACAACTCTGATGCGCTTTATCGAAACGCTATCAGAAAGATTAAACATGCACGGAGATCGACACGGCGGGGTCATGTGCCGGTTGCCAGACTGTCCCCGAAAGAATTTGGTGTGATCAAAAACAAATTCGGTGATGATCAGTTTTTTATGAATTGCAAATTGGAGATTGACTATGAAAAATGAAACCGACATTCGAACCGTTACAGTCAATGCCGCGACCTTCAACAGAGTTTGCAATTCTCTGAGCGTGGTGAGACGGTTTGAAGGTGACATATGGGTCCAGATCAGTGATATTCTGCACCCCGGCAGAAAGATTAAACTGAAATCAATCAATGGAACTTATGAACTCACGGTCAAATCATGGAAGCGCACCGGCCGGGACATTGTCAGTCACGACCAAGCACTGGTTCATGTGGAGTTAATAAAATGACCAACCCGCCAGATGAAGCGGTTGTTCAAACGCTGCCCCGGACAGGAGAGAGAGGGATGAACGTTCTTTCACTATTCGACGGAATGTCTTGTGGCCAAATTGCACTTGGCCGGGCTGGCATTAGCGTTGACAAATATTTCGCGTCTGAAATTGACAAGTACGCAATTAAGGTCACTCAGGCAAATTACCCAGACACCATTCAACTTGGTGATGTGACCGAATGGGAGACGTGGGACTTGCCAAAAATTGATCTTTTGATCGGCGGAAGTCCATGTCAGGGCTTTTCGTTTGCTGGCAAACAACTTGCATTTAACGATCCTAGATCGGCCTTGTTTTTCAAATATGTTGATGTTCTGGCTAAATTACGTGTATCAAATCCTGAAATTAAGTTCATGCTCGAAAATGTAAGGATGAAGCAAGAGCATCTGGATGTGATAAGTGAATTGCTTGGTGTTCAGCCTGTAAAAATCAACTCGGCGCTTGTATCAGCGCAGAACCGTGTTCGGTATTATTGGACGAATATTGGCGCTCTTGAGCAACCAGAAGATCGATGTATTGTTTTGAGTGATGTTGTTGATAAAGACGAGCAAAAGGAATGTTTTAGTTTTCTTCTCGGATGTGGCAACAATCCCGGCGGAATCCTCGCAAAGGATGGTAAAATTGGGTCTGTCACATCTAGTTCATGGAAACATAACAACTTCTTAATCAAGACTGACAAAAAGGGAAACCCTAAGCGAGATTCATCAAAGGCATCTTGTCTGACCGGAGGGGCGCATAGTGGCGGAAATCATTCTGACATGGACTTGATCCTGATGAACGGAAAGTATCGCCGATACACCCCAATCGAATGCGAACGCCTTCAAACCGTTCCAGATAATTACACAAACCACGTTTCCAACACTCAGCGCTATAAAATGCTCGGCAATGGGTGGACGGTCGATGTAATTGCGCACATATTCAAAGGACTGGTTGAATGAGCCGGGATCGGTTCAAATCTATCCGCTAGCGGCATTGCGAAGGATTTCAAACTCTGATTGAAATTTTCAATATAAACAACTTGAGCCGGATGATTTAAAAGATCATCCGGTTTTATTTTATGTAATTTTATGTAATTTTATGTAATTTTATGTAATTTTATGTAATTTTATGTAATTTATAATGAGAACAAAATGGCAACATCCAACTGTAACATCTGTGACCTGAAAAAAGTCAATGATTTCAATCAGTTTTTTAATTTTATTCAATGCTTTCAATGACTTCCGCAACCCAACTGCAACCTAACCGCGACCTGAAAAAGGTCAACAATTTCAAAGGGTTAACTTTTTTATTCAATGATTTCAATAACTACCATGACATTCATATGTCATGGTTTGCTAATATACAAAGTTAAGTTGTTGATTGTATTGGACAAATTTCGTCTAAATTGATATATGTCAACCGTCTAACCGCAATAACCATGACATCCCCTAACCCTCACTCACCCCACCACACCCACAATTACACAATTACACAATTACACCATCTATATATTATTTCTCACTCTAGCATTAGAATGTTATGGTTATTACGGTTCTGTAACTTTTTTATGATAAATTGTTCAACAAAAACAAAAAGTTAAGTCTTTATATTAGAAAACCATGATATATAAATCCTATGGCTAACTCACGGTTAAGTCATGGTTAATCGTTGTTTTTGTTGAACAATTTTGCAATGTCATGGAAGTTGTTGATTTTATTAGATAAAAAAGTTAAATCATTGAAATTGTTAAATAAAATTAAAATTAGTCCAAAAAATTACCGTTCGAAATTGTTCAACAAAATCAACAGCTTAAAATTAAAAAATAATAACCCATTGATTTTGTTGAACAAATCGCTTGCATGCGTATGCAAAAAACCTAGTTTCTAGGTTGATTTTTTGCTCGGTCTGCGACCCGGCGATGCTCGATTGCGTGTTTGGGTGTGCCAGACCATTTGTTACACGACTTTCGAATAGTGACGACCCTTTCACGGGCTTTGACGGACACTTGCGTTGAGGGTTGGGTTTGAATTATGATGGGTTGATCAAAATTTATTGAAGGCCGTATAAATGCCCCAGAAAAAGAGACCATTCAACAAATCACAACTTCCCTACAATCACATTGGCGATGTCACGTTGAAAAAAATACGCAGTGAACCCAAGATTCCTGAAATGAAATCAGCTTATAAACAGTTGAAGGCTTTGGAGCGGCAAGCGGTGGATTGCATGGTTGAAACCGATAGTTGGTTTGAAATGACAGCTTTGATGTTTCCGACGCTTGATCCCAAAATGGCGTCAAAAAAAGGGATGGAATTTATACAGCGCCCGCTGGTCCAAGCGGCTATTGCTGAGCGTACGCAAGAAGATATTGATCGATATTATGTAACAAACAAGCGAATTGTTGATGAACTATCGAAAATTGCGTTCGGGTCAATCGGAAATTATTTTCGGATTGGAGACAATGGCGAACCGGTTATTGATTTGAGCAATTGCACGAAAGCTGAAATCAGTGCTTTGTCAGAAATGACTGTTGAAGATTATGTTGAAGGGCGCGGGAAAAACGCGCGGGACGTTCGCAGAATAAAAATCAAAATGCACGACAAATTGGCGTCAATTGATAAGTTGATGAAACACCTTCAAATGTTTGCGCCAGAGCGCTTTGAAATCAGCGGAAAAGATGGTAAGCCCATCCAGCAGGTGATTGAATGCAAAATGTCGGATGCGGATGCGGCGGCAGCTTATGCCCTCACACTGGAAAATGTAAATTATACAACGAAAGGTGAATAAAATGGTTGTTTGGTTGGTTGCGAGTTTCATCGGCGGCATGCTGGCGGGAATGGTCGGAGTAATCGGGTTGCTTGTTTGGGTTACAGTTGACGATCATTTGGAAAGCATTGAAGATGATTGTTTAGATTTTTAATCGCTGACATTAAATGTTTCACAACCCGAAAATTGATTTGTTCGCTCAACCATTGCGGTTGAACAGGATTGAACCTGTTCAACCGATACGACCGTTCGTTCACAATCATAAAAACTGGCCGCCGGACTATAAGTCGGTTTACGCTTGGCGAGTTCGTCAAATTGGTTTGTTTCAATCAAACTCAGACATGATTAAAGGTGCGATTGAATATTACAAAAACCGACCGCTTGAATTTATAAATGATTGGGTCGACACATATGATCCGCGAAAACGCGGTAATCAATCAAAATGGATGCCATTCATTTTATTCGAACGACAAGCGCAATATCTGAAATTTTTAGATCAGTGCTATGACCAAGAAGAACACGGACTTGTTGAAAAATGTAGGGACGGCGGGTTGACATGGTTGTCGGCGGCTTGGTCAATTCATAAATTCTTATTTCAGCCGGACATTGCGATTGGTTGGGGTTCTCGCGTTCAGGATTTGGTTGACAAGTTGGGTGACAATTCAAGTATTTTTGAAAAAATGCGCTCAATTTTGCGTCGGCTACCCAAATGTTTTTTGCCTTCCGGCTGGAACCCGACTGATCACATGCTTTACATGCGGTTGATAAACCCCTCCAATGGATCAACAATTATCGGCGAAACTGGCGACAATATCGGACGTGGCGGGCGAACATCAATTTATTTCAAAGATGAAGCGGCTCATTTCCAGCGCCCGGAATTGGTGCAGGCGGCGCTTGATGACAACACGAAAGTTCAAATTGATATTTCATCGGTCAACGGCTTGGGCAATGTTTTTCATCGCAAACGTGAAGCTGGAGTTGATTGGGTTCCGGGAAAATCAATTGAGCCAGGTTATACGCGGATTTTTGTTTTTGACTGGTCAGATCATCCCGAAAAAACGCAAAACTGGTATGATCAGCGACGCGCAAAAGCTGAACGGGAAGGGATGTTGACCAAATTTGCTCAAGAAGTTGATAGGGATTATGCGGCTTCGGTTTCAAACACACTGATCCCGATGGAATGGATTGAAGCGGCGGTTGACGCTCATGTGAAGCTGGGGTTTGATGATAGCGGTGCATGGGGTGGCGGTCTGGATATAGGTGACAGTGAAGATGGTGATCGCAACGGTCAGGTGATTAAAAAAGGCGTTGTTTTACGATATGCTGACGAATGGGTTGCCCGCGATCCAGGTGTCACGGCGCGTCGGTCAATTTCAGACGCGAAACGTTTTCCGGGAATTGAAGTGCAGTATGATTGCATTGGAATCGGAACAAACGTTAAATCGGAATACAACCGATTGATTGAAGATGGTTTGATTGCTTCCACTGATGTTGTTTTTATTCCGTGGGGTGCGTCGGCGGCAACGCTTCATCCTTTGGATAATGTGGTTGAAGATGACCCGAACAGTCCGTTGAACAAGGATTTTTTTCAAAATCTTAAAGCACAAGCCTGGTGGTCATTGCGATTGAGATTTTTGAAAACGTGGCAAATAATCAATGACCCGACAATTAAACATGACCCTTCAGAACTGATAAGTCTGGACAGCACAATCCCGCTTATTCGCCAAATCAAAAAAGAACTCGCACAGGTACAAAGCAAACAAAGCGGGTCACTGAAAATGATGATTGATAAAAAACCGGAAGGCACTAAATCACCAAACCTTGCGGATGCAATCGTTATGGCTTATCATCCTGTTGAAACTGACCTTTCTTTTGCACAATTTGGGACTTTCAGCGATGCCTGAACTTAAACGAAATTTCAGCCTGTTTGACGGAGCCGGAAACCCTTCATATTCAACAATTGATGAATTGAATGCTCTGGGTGACCGGACTGCGGATGCTGAATTCATGTTGACTTACTGGGATCGTGTGAATGACATTATATTGGGTGGCGGTGCTATCCGGGCAAAAGGTCAGCAATATTTGCCCAAATTATTGCATGAAACTCAATCGGATTATGATTTTCGTTTGCAAACGTCAAAATTCACAAATGTTTATCGTGACATTGTGGAAGGGTTGGCGGCACGTCCGTTTGAGCAACCGATTACACTTGCGGCTGACACGTTACCGGAAATCATGGATTTCGTTGACGATGTGGATGGCGCCGGAAACAACTTGACGGTTTTTGCACACGATGTGTTTTTCAACGGTGTAAATTCCGGCGTTGACTGGATTTTTGTTGACTACACAAACACGGCTGAAATTGGAGCCGAACCAACTTTGGCTGAGGAAAAAGCGCTTGGGGTCCGCCCGTTTTTTTCAAGGATTGCGGCGGCGAACGTTCTTGAAGTTCGTTTTGAAGTGATTGCCGGGGCTGAAAAAATCACGCTAATGCGCATTGTTGAACAAAAAAATGGTTCAAATTTTGTCAGGGTGTTCTTTGATAACGGTTCGGGCAATGTCTTTTGGGAACTTTATCAGGAAATTGAACAAAAAACCAAACAGGATGCGAAATACATGTTTGTTTCGTCCGGTCCGATAACAATTGATGTTATTCCGATGGTGCCGTTTGTGACGGGTCGCCGGGTTGGAAGGGCTTACAAATATCACATGCCATTGAGTGATGCCGCCGAATTGCAGATCGAACTTTATCAGCAGGAAAGTGGGTTGAAGAACCTCAAGACTGTCGGTGCATTCGGCATTTTGGCAGGACAGGGGGTCAACCCGGCAACCGATAAAAACGGTGATCCGGTTACTGCCACGGTCGGACCCAAATCTGTTTTGTATGCACCGCCAGTCACCAAAGGAACATCTGTTGTGACTGGGCGATGGGAATGGATTGTGCCAGATGCTTCAATTTTTAATTTTCTTGGTGGTGACGTGAAAGACACAATCAATCAATTGAGGGAACTGGGGAAACAACCGCTTACTGCGCAATCTGGCAATGTGACGGTTATTTCGTCAACGGTTGCTGCTCGAAAAGGTAATTCCGCTGTTCAGATTTGGGCATTTGCGCTTAAAAACGCTTTGGAAAATGCGCTCTTGCTAGTGGCAAAATGGAAAAACTTAAACGATTATGAACCGAATGTTGATGTGTTCACAGATTTTGGCGCGACCGATAGCGCGACCGAAGCTTCAATGACGTTGTTGGAAATGCGTAAAAACGGGGATTTGTCGCAAGAGACCCTTTGGGAAGAAAACAAACGAATTGGCGTTTTGTCTGATGACTTTGACGCCGATGCCGAACGGGAAAAGTTGTTGAAAGAATTTCCCGGCGATGAAATTTAAGGCGCTTGTCCAGCGTTTTGATATTGCCGCAATTTTGCGGTGCTAATGCAACCGGATGGTTGGAAAGGGACTGAAGATGAATAAATCGAATTTGTTGAGAAGTGTTGTTTTTTTTGATGGCGGCGATGCCGGATGGAAAAAAGATGAAAACGGCGCGCTGGTTGTCGGCGCGGATGGAAACCCCATCTATGTTCAAACCGACGGTGCTGAAAAAGCGGTTGATTTCAGCGCCATCGCCCGGCTGAATAATGAAGCACGTATCAACAGGGAGCGCGCTGAACGCGCTGAAGCGGCTTACAAGCCATTTGAAGGGTTGGACCCGGAAAAAGCACGGGCTGCACTTGTGGCGGTTGAGAATATCGATCAGGATAAACTGGTTGCGAGCGAACAACTTGAAAAGTTGCGCGGCGAAATTACAGCCAGTTTTCAGGATCAATTGAAAGAACGTGACGCAACGATTGAAAGCCAACGCGGCGCAATCGTTGATATGCGCCTGGGCGCGGCGTTTTCCGGGTCTAAATTTATCGCTGACAAACTGGCAATCCCGGTTGATTTGGCGCGCTCGCATTTCGGAAAGCATTTTACCGTTGATGATGATGGCAAAATCACTGCAAAATCATCAACCGGCGCTGAATTGTATGATCCGAACAACCCCGGAATTGCCGCTACATTTGAACAGGCCATTGAACAAATCATTGACGCGTATCCTCAGCGCGACACGATCTTAAAGGGCGATGGTCATTCTGGCGGCGGTGGCAAGGGCGCTTCCGATGATGCCGGGGCTGGTGGTAAACGGGCTTTCAATCGTTCGGATTTTGACAAAATGACGCCGGTCAAACAGGCCGAAGTTGCTGGACAAATCAAAGAAGGAAAAGCGGTTTTGACTGATTAAGATTTGGTTTCGCCAGACTGAAGCACCTTTCCGGTCGGGCGATGGGGCGACGGGGTGTTGGTCTCTTGCCAACCAACACCCCGTTTTTTTTTGAATCATCTGAACAGCCGGGTGCACATGAGACGCCGTTTCAGATCATGTCAACAATTGTTCAAAAATAATTTCAATTGATTTAATTCAAAAAATCCATTGAACCGGGCGCACATTGGTGTTTTACCGCGATAATAAAGAATCTGGGTTGTCTTTGCGCCCGTGTTTCGGTTAGTCAGATAATCAATTCGCTTGATTTTTAAGATGTTGAACATGAGTATTAAACCTTTCTGCACCTTCAAACATCGTGTGATCATAAACAGATGATTGTGGTTTGAACCATTGAGTCGGGTTGCCGAATAGCCCTAAGATTTTAGGAATGACACAGCAAAACCGTGTTGGATGCTTTCGACTGATGTTTTGGTATAGCATCAACCCGTCAATGTGATGTGTTTGAACAATTGCCGCGCGCGTTGAGCAATCCCAAATCACGAAATCCCATTCTGAACCGTTATAAACCAGCATTAAACCGTGCCACACCTTCAAACAAGGTCAATTGCGAAAAACTACGCCAATTGTAAATTGTGACGGTGTTGTCATCAAAAGCATAAATCAATTGTTCCGGCCCGCGTTTGAAAAGCGGGTCTTTGTGTGATTTGATGATTTTTTCACGAGTTGGGGCTTGAGTGGTCACTTCATTTGTTGCGGTGTTCCAGATCAAATAAGTTGTCATTCAGCACCCCTTCCATTGCACGAATACCCATTGTGTCATTTGGTCCACCATTCATTGGTCATTATATCATGCAATTGAATTGAATGATTTTGAGCACTCAAATAATTCAATGCGGTTTCTGCAACATATTTTTCAGCGTTAAGTGCTTTGACCAATTTGGAGTTGAATGTTTCAAACATCAACTCACCATCGGATTTGCGAATTATAAACCAACTTCCGGCCATCATTCTGACAACAACTCCATCAATTCGTCTGTGCTAAATGTTTCAATAACATTGTTGTAAATCATTCAATTGGTGTGGTCAATGTATTTTTCCGAAAAATGAAAAAATATGAATGTGTGTTGACGTTAATTAACAAACAGGTTTATAAGTCATACTGATTTTGCCGTTTTTCATTTGTTGGAACATACGGTGCTTGAAGCTGGATGGCTTCACAATCGTTAATTTTTTTCAACAAATGAAAGGTTTCACAAAATGAAACACTGGAATTTTGGACACAAAATTGTGTCACCTTACACTGGCGCGGAAATTCATCTTTCGCGGTCATCGGCAATGGGTGGTGGTTATTACGGCAACACGCTAACTGGGCTGATCCCCGACATGTTTGATGCAATGGACGTTGTATCGCGTGAACTGGTTGGTTACATTCCGGGTGTCATGCGCAATACCGGGGCCGAACGTGCGGCGGTTGGTCAAAACGTGACTTATCATGTGGCACCAAGCGCAAACATCGCCGACATCACCCCAGCGATGACAGTTCCGAACCCGACAGACCAAACCATTGGGGCTGGTTCGCTTGTTATTACCGCGTCAAAAGCGGCTGAATTTGGGTTTGTTGGTGAAGAACAGCGCGGCTTGAACAGCGGACCTGGTGCACTTTCAGTTCAGGGTGATATGATTGCCCAAGCGTTGCGCGGGCTGGCAAATCTGATTGAAACCAGTGTTGCCGGTGTTGCTCATCTCGGAGCATCGCGTGCGTTGGCACCAACTGGATCGGCTGTTTTGTTTGACACAAACGTTGGCGATGCCGCCCAAGGTCGCAAAATCCTTGATGACAACGGCACTCCATTGTCTGATCGTTCATTGGTGATTGACACAAGCGCCGGGGCATCGTTGCGCACGCTCATGCAATTGACAAAAGTCAATGAGGCGGGAACGTCTATGACACTGCGTGACGGTCAATTGCTTGATCTTCACGGTATGTCAATTCGTGAAAGCGCTCAAGCGGTTCAGTTTACAAAAGGAACCGCCGCGAGTTCAACGACCGACAACGCCGGTTATGCGGTTGGTGCAACAGTCATCACTCTGGCGTCGGCTGGTACTGGTGCAATTAAAGCTGGCGATGTCATTGCTTTTGCTGGTGACAGCAATCTTTATGTTGTCGCAAGCGGTGACGCGGATGTTTCGGGCGGCGGTACGATCACACTGGCGGCACCTGGCTTGAGACAGGCTCTTGCGGCGAGTGCCACGGCAATTACGGTGTCGGCTGATTATTCAGCTAACGTTGCATTTGCTCGCTCGGCAATTCAACTTGTGACCCGCGCACCAGCACTGCCAGATGAAGGGGATGTCGCGATGGAACGGTTCATTTTGACTGACCCGCGTTCCGGTCTCACCTTTGAAGTTTCGGTTTACGGTGGTTATCGCAAAGTGCGCTATGAAGTCGCGATTGCGTGGGGTCAAAAAGTTGTGAAACCCGAACATATCGCACTTTTGATGAACCAAACCTAATCCTGGTGAAAACTGAGGATGTTGACGGGGCGAGTTTTGAAATACTCGCCCCCTTTTTTTTATACGGGGTGAAATTATGGGTGAATTGACGGGTTTAGCGCTGCTTTATGTCAAATGCGGTGGCGCGGCAATCGGGTCAAGCATTGCGGTTGTATTCGCTGAAAAACCAGCAGAGAATGAACCGGTTTATAAACATTTGTTACGGTTGTTGAATCGGTTTGTCATCGGTTTGATTTTTGGTGTTATCACCGCCCCCATCATTTTGGATTTTTTCAAATGGGAGCGGACTTTTGACTTTTGGCTGGCGGCGTCGGCAATTGGCGGATTATCCGGGTTCATGTTGCTTCAATTGTTTTTCAGTAAAACCACGAAGGATCGTTTCAAAAAGATTATAGGTGGAAAAGATGGTTCAAACTGAAATCGTCCGGCTCATCATCATTGTTTTGGACATCAGCGCCGGGTGCGCGCTTTTAATGTCAATGGTTTTGTTCGCACAAATTCGGGAAATGAATGTGTTTTGGCGACTTGCAATTTGGACAGGGGCAGTCGGTTTGTTGGCTTCAGCACAATTACAAATCGCTGTTCTGAATGACGCATCGGTCCAGTCGGTTGTGTTTCTGGGTTTGCCTGTTTGGGTGTTCAAAGATGTTGGCTATTGGTTGTTTGCCGCTGGTTTATACTATTTTGAAATCCGGCGGCGCACAAAACCGGTTTGACGGGTTGCAGATTTTTGTGTTAAACGGAATTTGCAATTCAATCACAATCGAAAGGTGAGCACATGCGCAATCCAACAATTTTTGTTAAGACTGAAAACGGTCCGGTTTTGATCAACGAAAGTGATTTTGATCCAGACAATCATGTTTTGTGCGACGCTGAAGGCACTGAGACACCATCTATTGATGAGCCAGTCGCCACGGAGCCAGTGCAAAAATTTGTCATGCCTGTCGGCGATAAATTTTATATTACAGATCAAACCGGTGAAAAGAAACTTGTCCGTAAAAGTTTCAAAACTGAAGCCGAAGCGATGGATCACATTAAGGCAATGTGATTTTTTTTTTTTGATTTGAGAAGGTTTGCCCGATGGCTGAAAGCTATGGAACAGAAGCGGCGGCTGACATATATCATTCAGATCGTGGCAACACAAACTGGGCTGGTTTTACATCAGCACAGAAACTCGAAGGATTGCTTGTTGCTTCAGAATATATTGATCAGCAATACCGAAGTTCTTTTCCCGGCTGGAAGGTTGGGGATCGGTCGCAAGTTCGTGAATGGCCGCGGTTCGATGCTTACGATCAGTCAAATGATTTGATACCGTCCAATGCGGTGCCTGTTGAAGTTGAGCGCGCCGTTTACGAAGCGGCGCTTATTCATCTGGATGGCACGGCGCTGTTGACTGATTTCACGGCTGGAACTGATATTCGTGAAGTTTCGGTTGACGGCGCTGTTTCTGTTAAATTTGCGGGGTCAAACAACCCGGATGATGCTCAAACCCATTTTGCGAATGTCGCGGCGGCAATCGCGGCGGTTTTGAAATTAGGAACGGGTGGTTCGAACTTCGGACGGTTCGAACCGGGTTGATAAAAACAACCCGGTTCGCTTCCCTTTCATTCAAATCGCAATTGCTTGCGCCAGATGTTTGAAGAATGGAACAATCGGCGCATTTGCGAAATCCAAGCGGGTCAGCATTGATTTGATTTGTTGCTGTTCGTTGGTGTTTGCATTTTTGATTGCGTCAATCACGGCTGACAGGGGCATGATGTTGGAACCCGAAGCACCTTCAACAGTGATGATCTGGTCGGTGTTAATTTCTTTTTCGGAAATCAGCGCTTCAATCCATTTTGAAAAAGTGTTGGTCATTTTTTAATTCCTGTCTGTGTTTCAATGAAAACATAAAACCATATTCAAACAATCATGTCAACAGTTATTTCAATAAAAAAAACACAGGGTTGTTAAACCCCGTGTTTCTATGGTCCGCCGAAAATTTCAATCGGTTAAGTCAGGCAAGACGCCAGACGCGACAGGTCGCACCGTCCGGGTCTTTTACCGGGTCAACATCCATTGCCTTGAAAACAGCGCCGGGAACGGTATTTGCGGTTTTGCTTACAACTTTCCCAGTTTTGTCTTTGACTTCGGTATAAACAGGTTTGCCTTCTTTCATTTCCGGTTTGCGGTTGCGCTTGTTGGCGCTGGAGATGGTTGACGCCATTTGATTGGCAGTGCGGTTTTTAATGCCGAAACTACCGCCAACTTTCAGCGTGTCAAAGGGATAAGTTGACTTTCCGCCCCGTCCGCTCTTTGGAAATTCGGGAACCGGAACTTTGGTTGTGTTTTCAAAAATTACAGGCTTGACTTTAGCCATTCTGTCACCTTTCGTTGTGATTAAAATTTTCAGGCGCTGCGACAATAGAGCGATGATTGTTTTTAGTCAACAGAAAAATTGTTTCAAAATGCTTTCCGATAAAAACCCGATCAAAATCACGGTTCAGAATGAGAATGATTGCCAATTCGTCTTTATCAAACCCATCTGATTTGTGATCGTTTACATATTTCACTACGGTTGGAATGTTCAACAGTTTCACCTTTACGTTGTTTTGAGGCAGTGCTAGAACTAGACCAAACAAGTTAAAAGGTGGTTAAAATGGTTCAATTTGACTACGGGTCCGTGCAAAAAATAGCAACCGACATTCTGACTGATTTCAATCAGGGTGTCATTGAACTGATAAAAATTACACCCGGTGCCGGACCTCCTGAAAGACCCGGCACACCAACGGAAGTAACTCACACCATGAAAGGCACCGTGCAAGGTGTTTCAAAAAAATATGTTGATGGTGGTTTGGCAAAAGCAACAGATTTTCAAGTTACACTGGCGGTGAACACCGCCGCAACGCCTGAAATTTCAGATTTATTGATTATCAACGGACAACGACACAACATTGTGCAAATCATGTCAAAACCACCATCAGGAACCGTTGTTGCGCACGTCCTGATTGTTCGGCGTTGATAAAATGACACAACTGGATCGTGATCTTGAGGCTATTGCAAAAACGTTCATTCCAAAAGTGCGCGATGCGTTTCTGCAAAACATCAAGAACATTCGTGATAGCGTGGTTTTACGCGAGTTTGTGGACGCTCTGGAAGTCGGCGACATAAACACTGCCATGAAGTTGCTCGGACTGTCCCCGGCGGCTCTCAGGGACGTGACAGCGGCAATTGAAACCGCCTATGAACTCGGCGGAGTGACAGTTACTAAAACTTTTCCAAAATTGCCAAATGCAACCGTATTCTTGTTTGACGTGCGCAATTCGCAGTCTGAACGATTTTTACGTGAACAATCATCTGAATTGATCACGTCAATTGCTGATGACACTCGGAACATCATTCGCGACCGGTTATCGCTTGGGATGTTGGAAGGGCGAAACCCTAAAAATGTTGGTCTGGATTTGATCGGGCGAATGGACAATATGAGCAGATCACGGGTTGGTGGTGTCATCGGCTTAAATCGACCTCAAGAAAAATTCGTTAGACTGGCGCGGCTGGAATTGCAAAATCTTGATGAGAATTATTTTAATCGGGTCAGACGTGATGCCAGATTTGACAACACTGTTCGCAAAGCAATTGTGAGCGGCAAACCTTTGAGCGTGAATGATGTGAACAGGATCGTAGGGCGGTATTCTGACCGTCTGTTACAATTGCGCGCCGAAACCATCGGGCGCGATCAAATGTTAACCTCATTAAACCGGGCAGAATTTGATGCATATCACCAAGTGCTCGAAACTGGTGAAATAAAGCCGGATGCGGTGAAACGAATCTGGGATAGCGTCGGACCGGATGGGCGAACCCGTGACAGTCATTTAGCGATGGAAGGTCAATCGCGTGAAGCTGATGAGCCGTTTACAACACCAGCAGGACATTCGTTGATGTTTCCGGGTGACACGTCACTGGGCGCTCCCCCGGCTGAAACAATTCAATGCAGGTGTAAAGTGCGCACAAAAGTTGACTGGTTTAGCGGTGTGGACTAAAATCAATCGGCAAACCATCTGGTTTAATCAAATCAAAAACAACTTCACATTGTTCATTGAGCAGTGCGTTTAGATCAATGTCGTCTTGATTGTGCGCATTTATATTTTTGATATAAAACACACCGGGTTCGGGTTGATGGTCATCATTAAAAGCCGGTGATGAATAGCCCATGCCACTCCAACGATTTCTTAAAAATTCTTGTGTCGCCATGCAGGCGAATTTCAAACGTCTCAATGTTGATGGGTGACCTAAAACAAAAGCGGCATCGTTCAGGTTCAAACGTTCGCCCGCTGATTTGATTTTGACAATAAAATCAGCCATATGTTTTTTTCTCGAACTGTCATGTGCGTTTTGATTGACGCCGATCAGTTCACACGAATAACCTTGCATTTCCAGTTGATCAACGATTGTTCCAATGACATTGGCGCGGACAATTAGTTTTTTTGCGTCAACACCGCCAGTTTGTCCCAATTCAACAAAAAGTGTAATAACTTTTTTTGAAGGTGATTTGATGCGGCGGGTCATGTGTTTGGGATTGCCAGTCAACATTTTGCCAACATTTACCCGCCCACCAGCACAGTTATATTTGCGAGTTTTGCGTGTTGGTGATTGTGTTTCAAAAAATTCGGTCATCAATTTAATTCGCTCCAAACCTTCAGGCCAGCCGTTTTTAACCAGATCAACCGCGTGATCCATGCTTTTTGTCTGGGTGAAGTTGATTGCAATGTGATCGGTCTCCCATGCCGCATTGCGTCTGTTTTTGTGTTCATTTGCAATTTCTGGTGAGATGTTTTTAACAAATTCAATCAGCTCCCCAGTGCTGGAAAACCCAAACCGAACTTGCGGATTTGACAACGCAAAACTGGTTTGGTGTTCAACATATGACCCGATCTGTTTCATTATTCCGGCCAATCTCTGGGTCGGTAGCCTTCGAGGTATGCATCGATGAGCCGGTTAGCCCGCGGAGGTGGTGTTCGTGATGTGCTGGCACTTGACGGCATCTCCATTCGCCGCACCGACTGGGCATCGGTGTCCAGCATGGCCGCAAGTTGCTTTTGTGTAAGACCCAGCTTTTGCCGGGCCTGTTTGAGCTTGTTCACAACCAGTCTCTAATTGAGATTGTGACGCCGATCCTCTCCAGATAATCGAGTGAATTCTCATCATCCCTCTGGAAATTATCGGCTCTCCCCCATTGTATTGCAACCCAGTCAATAAAATCGTCATAATCGGATTGCTCAATGAAATAAGCATGGTTCCTCTGGTCAAAGCTGACTATAACCAAATGGCCGCAATCCGGGGCCATTTGCCCGTCTCTCCAAGACCCTGTAAAGCAATGTGAAAATCCAGACATCTTATATTTCCTTTCAAGTGGGACGTCATGTCCCTTTAACGTGCTCATTATAGGGGCCTTCGCCCCTGTTGTCAAGTGTCAGCACTTGACAATCATTCCACTCTTTCGCGGTCGTTTTTACTCATCCCCTTGAACAAGTACAAATTGCAGACGGTTCTGAGATCAATACCATTTTCCAGCGCTTTTGAACCCATCGCCACGGCTCTGGTCGAAACAACATGGCGAATTTTCAAACGTTCAACATTTGAACGAACTTCACGGACATATTCAAGCCATTCAATGTTTGAATTGCACACATTCATTTCAATTACAGGGTCATAGTCAACATCAACAGTTGCAAAACGATCCAGACTGGCGGCGTCCAGTTCATTACGCCCAACATAAAGCCTGTCCGCGCCGGAACCGAATGTGTTTGCAGTTCCGATCATTCTGAAATTAACATGACGAACGACGGGTTTAGGGCAATCTGGAAAAGTTGCAAAACCGTTTGCCAGCGCACTATTTGCGGCGAGCAGGGCGGCGGCGTCCCACGCGTCAATTTCATCAGCAATCCAAACGCCGCCATTTTCGAACGCTTGACGAAAAGCGGTTGAATGATACTGCCCGTGTCCGTCAACAAATCCAAGCAATTCGTGCGTGTCAAAAATTGTTGACGTGATGAAAAACGGCAGGTTGAGATCGCTGGCAACTTGTTCGCCGATAGTGGTTTTACCACACCCGGCAGGGCCGACAAGCAAAACAGGGTGTTTCATTCCCACAATTTGAGTGACCAATTTGGTCACGGCATGTTTAATCATCTCACCCTTGTTGCGCTTTTCGATTTCAGCTTGTATAAGTGAAACAATCAAATCAACCGGCGCGCCCGAATTGTTTCGTGCAATTTCAAAAGTGATTTCAGCGTTGCAAATTTGTTTTTGTGTGGGGTTCAACATTTTATCTCACTTGCCAATTTGATTCATTCTTAAACGACATGTTGGACATGTCAATGGATTATTTAGCAAATGGTCAAAAAATCTGCAACATTGGTGATTGATGAATGGGTTCGCAAGTCTGAAAAACGAATGGTTGCGGTTTTGCAAACATCAACTGAAGAACTAATTTCTCAAGCAAATTTACCTGTTGCAAAAGGCGGACGCATGCGGGTTGATACGGGGTTTTTGAGATCATCGGGTCGGTTGTCGCGTTCAGGAATGCCGACCGGTCCAATGAGACCAGACCGCGGTGCTCAATATCAGAAAGATGGTGTTGATCAAGCTACAATTGTAATGTTGGTTCAGACACAATTGGGTGATCGGTTGTTTTATGGGTGGACCGCAAGTTACGCTAGCATCCGCGAATATCACGATGGTTTTTTGCAACAGGCGGTGAAAAACTGGAATAACATCGTCAAGGCAGCAATTCGAAAAGGGAAAGTACAAATCCGATGACAATTCAAACGGACATTGAACAAGCGCTGATTGATCGGGTCAAGTCAATCACACCTTTTACGCCAGCATTACCCATCAATTTTGAAAACATTGATTTTTCACCACCAACCGACAACGGACGGTATTTGGAACTCAAACATTTTCAGAATCAGCCGGTGAATTACGCTTGGAGAACGGGCACATTTTACACTGGAATGTTCAGGATCGCGGTTATTGATCCGCTTCAACGCGGAACACTTGAAGTTTTGGAAATTTGTGACGCAATTATTGACCATTTCGCGGATGCTGTTAAACTGACAAGCGGTGATGCTGTTGTCCTGATAAATGGTCAACCTTCGGTTCAGCCGATGTTGTTTGATATTGATCGACAAGTTGCGATTTTTCCGGTAACAATCAATTACCATTGCAATGGATGAAAGGGACTAAATCATGGTTAAATCACATAAGGGCGCGAAGTTCTTTATTGCCACAGTCGCACAGTCGACAGACCTTGCTGACGCCGCGGCTTACGCCGCGTTGACTTGGACGCAGGTCAACGGTGTAGGCGAGCACGGTGAAACCGGTCTGGACACCAATATCCTGTCATATGACGGCTGGGACACGAGTGTTCGTCAAAAATCAAAAGGTACGAGTGATGCGGGCGACCCGACTGTTGAAGTTGCACGTGATGCAAGTGACGCAGGTCAAGATGCTCTGAGAGCGGCTGCAGCAACGGAAAGCTATTATGCTTTCAAAATCGAACTAAATGACAGTGGCGTCACGAATCCGACTACATTTTTCAATCGCGGTTTGGTTACCGGCCCGAAACACGGTCACGGACGCAATGAAGATTTCGATCTTGAAGTGTTCACGCTTGGTTTGGTTCAGGCGGAAATTGTGCTTGACGCGGCCTGAAATCGTTTTGATGAATACATCGTGCGGATCAGGTTGACCCGCACGTTTTTTTTTTTTTGTTATGAAAGGTGAAAGAAATGACTAAAAACAAGCAGGTTGAAGGTTTTGATTTTGCGAATATCAAAAGCAAAAGCGCTGAATTGAAAATCATGCATCCTGGGACAGGTGATTTTACAGGGCTGGTTTTGACGGTGATCGGAACCGGTTCCGATCCCATGAAAAAAGTGATTGCAGAAATCGACAAGCAGCGTCAAAAATTGCTGATGCGACGTAAACAGTTCACAACTGAACAAGTCGATGAAAATCAAATGCGACTCTATATTGCCTCGGTCATTGACTGGAACTGGGGGTTTGATGATGAAGGAAATCAATCGCATTTCCGACATGAACAACCGGAGTTTAGCAAGAAAGCATTCAGAGAGTTGCTAGTTGAGGCACCATTCATCAAAACACAACTTGACGAAATGTTGTCGGTGGATGGGAATTTTTTTCCCGGTTAACCAGCGGATTTAATTTTGCTGGTTTGGATGAAATCATTGATCCACTTTGTGAATTTTTAGAGTTTCGAGCGCGTTATGAAACAGTTGATCATCATGGTGAAACTAGACTTGAGCGAAACGAACGGTTTGGACACAAAACCGATATTGTCGAACCGCCTGAAGTCGGGTTTTATTTGCTCGAACTTTATGATGAAATTTGCAAAGGCGTAAACAAGGTTGTTGAAGGTCAACCTATGCGGATCACATGGGTTGACCTTATGAGTTGGTCAACCCTCACAAATCGTGTTATCACTCATTTTGAGTGTGTCGCAATTTTGAAAATGCACAATGCGTGGTGCATTTCAAAAGGAAATGAGTTAAACGACATTCGAGTCAGAATGTCGGACGAAGCGGAGCAGCGTGCAAAGGCTAAATAGTCATGGCGGAAATTGCAGAAATCGGATTTCGAGTTGATAGCGAGCAGTTGAAACGCGGAACTACACGGCTGGATCGTTTCAAGGGTGCAACCGCTCGCGCCGACCGGCAAAGCGGAAAATTTACACGCACAATTGCAAGAAATGGTACGGCGCTAACCGCCACAAATGGTGCGGTCAATCGCCTTGCGGGTGGTATGTCGCGGCTTGCTGGGGTGATGGCAGCAACATTCGGTGGAACTGCAATTGTGCGCACTCTGGCGGGTTTTGAGGGTGGCATGTCGCAGGTGGCGGCGATCACCCGCGCCTCAAGTTCAGAACTTGAGGCGATGAATGAAATTTCTAAAAAATTAGGCGGTACAACCGAATTTTCAGCCGCGCAAGCGGCAAGCGGTTTGAAATTTCTTGGAATGGCAGGCTTTACAGCGGCACAATCCATCGAAGCGATCCCGCAAGTGCTGGATTTGGCCACGGCGGCAGCGATGGATTTGGGGCGGGCGGCTGATATTACGTCAAACATCATGTCAGCCTTCGGGATTGATACAGTCGACACGGCGCGGGTAACTGATGTTTTGGCGGCGGCGTCCAGCCGGGCAAACACAGACGTTTCCCAGCTTGGTGATGCAATAAAATTTGTCGGCCCAATTGCTTCAGCGGCTGGAATAGGAGTTGGTGAAACAGCGGCGGCAATCGGTGCGTTATCTGATGCTGGTTTGCAAGGAACATTGGCTGGCACTGGCTTGCGTAAAATTATTGCCAGTTTAATCAGCCCGACAAAAGAAGCCAGTGAGACAATTGCCGGAATGGGTCTGACTCTTGAAGAATTAAATCCTGAAACAAATTCGTTTGTTGAAATAGTCAACAGATTGGCCGATGCTGGTTTGGGGGTTACTGAAGCGTTTGAAATTTTTGGGATTAAAGGCGCACCAGCTATTCAAGCACTTATTGGAAATCGCGGAAAATTAGCGGAATTAACCGGAACTTTGAGCGATGTGTCTGGCGAAGCAACCCGCATGGCAACAATCATGCGTGACAATTTGCAAGGCGATTTGCGCAACGTTGCGTCAGCATCCGAAGCGGTGGTTTTATCACTCGGTGAAGCCGGTTTAACCGACACACTAAGGGTGGTGACACAAGGAATCACCGGATTTTTAAGGGCGATAGCAGAGCACGGAGACATTGCGTTGGGTTTGATTTCGGCAATTGCCGCTGCGCTGGGGGTTTACGCGACGGCGGCGCTTTCAGCCAGCGCGGCAACAGGGGCGCTTGCGGCGGCAATTGCAGTTATTACAGGACCGATTGGTTTGTTGGCGCTCGGGGTCGGTGCGGTTGCCGGTGCTTTTGTGTTTTATAAAACCCGATCCGATGACGCGGGGCGATCAACGATTGGTTTGGCAAATGCACAAGAAACTCTGAACCGATTAAATGAGACCGTCACAAATTCAACGAATGCTGTTTCACAAAGTTTTGTAACCGAAGCGGCGGCGGCGCTTCAGGCAACTGATAAAGTATTGGAGTTGGCACAAGCACAATTGACGCTGGCGCAGGCGAAAGCAACGGCAAATCGCGTTTCAATGTCACCTGAAGAACTCGCTTTAAGGCGTGGCGCATTACCATCTTTTGATGGCGCTGAAAACATGTTTCTTGATGACACAATGAATTTGTCAACCTCATTGCAAAATCAGATTGATGCAATTCTTATCAGTCGTCGCGAGTTGCAACAAAATCTTTTCACGGCGGCAGATTTGCAATCAATGAACAGTTTGAACGATGTTGTTGTTGTGGCGACTGATAACATCAACACATTCACTGCAACACTGCCTAGCGCGGCTGGTGGCATTGACCAAATGACGATTGCCAATGATAATTTCAACAGTTCACTAACTGAAACCAACGAACTTTATGACACTGCCCGAACAGGATTTGCCGCATTTTTTGAAGATATGCGAACCGGGTTGCGGGATGGCAAGTCGTTGGTGGATAGTTTGTCGGGGGCGTTCACCAACTATCTTGATAAGATCGCGTCAAAAGCGCTGGAAATGGCGGCAAATGGTATCTGGGATATGATTTTCGGTGCCATTGGTGCCGGAATCGGCGGAGGGCTGGGGTCATATTCAACAGGCAATTCAATTGCAGGATTGGTCAGTTCGTTGATTCCAAATGCAAAAGGCGGCGTATATGCTAGCACGGGGTTAAGCGCACATGCAAACACGGTTGTTTCAAGTCCGACGGTTTTCCCATTTGCAAAAGGCGGAACATTTGGTTTGATGGGTGAAGCCGGACCCGAAGCGATCATACCATTGTCTCGGAATTCTTCAGGGGAACTCGGTGTGAAAATGCAAAACGGTTCTGGCGGTGGCGGTTTTGTCTATGAGGACAAACGCACATTCAATTTGTCAGGCTCAAATCTTACACAAAACGATCTGGTTCAAGCTCTTAAAAAACACGATGAGGGGTTCAATCAGCGTTTGGCTCAATATAAAAATGACCCGCGTGTCAGGAGGGTGAGCGGCTATGGCTGATTTTCCGGGTTTTCCGTATGCAATTCCTGATTTCATGGATATGATTGAACCAAAACTAACTGAATTGTCTGGCTTCGGTTTGGAACGGTTCGACTTGTTTGATATGATGGGAACAGGTCATTCACTGGTGAGCGTCATGGCTTCGCCTAAATGGAAGGGTCGGTTTAATTTTCATCAACTCAATGATGCTGAAGAACGGTTGATTTCGTCAAGGGTTCGAAAACTTCAAGGGTCATTGCAAAAATTCTTTATTTATGACCCTCGGCGTAAATATCCGTTGCTGGACCCAACAGGCTCAATCGTTGGGTCAAATACTGTTCAAATCAAAGCGGTTGGAGCGGGCAACAACGAAATTCAGTTGAAGGGTTTGCCAGCGGCGTATGAAATCAGCGTTGGTGATCGCGGCCAAATTGCGTTCGGAACAGATAGTAACTGGTATTTTGAATTTGGGAATAACAGAACAGCCGATGGCATTGGTGACACGGGC